ACACGATTTTGTGTCACAACCCGCATGTTTTGATAGTGTATTAGCTATTGCCTCTATAGATGATAAGAAAAATAGTAGTACATTTTCTAATTACGGTAAGGAAGTTGATTATTGTGCTGGTGGAACTAGTTTATACTCAACATATTTAAGAAACGGATATGCAATATTATCCGGAACAAGTATGGCTACACCTATAATTGCTGGGGTTGTATCTTTAATTATGAGTGATCTTAAACAGTTTAATGATTTACTTGATCGTTCTGAGGTCTTAGAAAAACTTGATAAAATAGCATTTGATATTGGCCCTACTGGAATTGATGAATATTTTGGAAAAGGCATTCCAATATTTAAATGAAAATAGTTGTTAACTTTTTGGTTATTTTTGTTATAATCTAGATAGCTTTTAATTAAGTATTTTAAACAAAGCTAATCGCGTAACGCGATAGCAGAAAAAGGAGTTAGAATATGGAAGACTTTGATGTTGGTGTTGTTATCGGTAGATTTCAAGTCCCTAATCTTCATACAGGGCACAAGAAAATTCTTGATGAAGTTCTAAAAAACCACAAGAAAGTTCTTATTTTTGTTGGTGTTTCTTCTGCCAAAAATACCCGTTGTAATCCTCTGGATTATATTACTCGAGTTCGAATGCTTGGACAAACATATCCAGAAGCAGTGGTTTTACAAATTCATGATGGGCCATGTGATGCAAGTTGGTCACGAGAGTTAGATCTTCGAATACGGGAAGTATGTCCAACTGAAACCATCCTTTTATATGGAAGTCGCGACGGGTTTATTCCAAAATATTCTGGAGAGTTTCATACTATGGAGCTTCCGGCTGGTAAAGCTATGTCAGGTTCTGAAGTTAGAGCCTTAGCTTCTAAGGAAGTAATAAATTCTTCAGAGTTTAGGCATGGAGTAATTTACGCTTCGTATAACAAATATCCTATTTCTTTTACAACAGTAGATGCAGCTATCATTAACAAGGATAAGAAACAAGTACTTTTGGCAAGAAAAAAGCACGAAACGCAGTGGCGCTTTGTTGGTGGATTTGTTGATATTAACAAAGATGTTACTTTAGAAAATGCTGTTAAACGAGAAGTTGCAGAAGAGACTGGTTCGTTGGGTGTTGGTGAACCATTGTATATTGGAAGTACGAGAATTGACGATTGGCGATATAAAAATGAAGTAGATGGTATTATAACTACATTTTTTTATATTCCTTATATTTTTGGACTGCCAAAAGCTTGTGATGATATTAACGAACTTCAGTGGTTTTCTTTTTCAAGTCTGTTTGAAGATTCTCTTGGGATTGAAAGAATTATGGTTAAGGCACATCATGTTTTAGGGCAACAACTTAAAAAGTATTTACAGAAAGGGAACAATAATGAAAACTAATTTTATATTACAAACTGATAGTTATAAATGCAGTCATTGGCGCTGTTACCCACCAAAAATGACTAATATGTATTCTTACTTTGAAAGTCGTGTTGGAGCAAAATTTAAAGATACTTGTTTCTTTGGTTTGCAGTATTTTATTAAAGAATACTTTGAAGGTCAAGTAGTAACAGAAGATAAGATTCAAGAAGCTAAAAAGTTTATAGATGTACACATTGGCCCTGGAATTTTTAATGAAGAAGGTTGGAGATATATTCTTGAAAAATATGATGGTATGTTGCCTGTTAAAATCATGGCTGTTCCAGAAGGTACACCAGTTCCTGAAAGTAATGTACTAATGACTATTGAGAATTTAGATCCTAGATGTTATTGGTTAACAAATTATCTTGAAACTCTTTTAGTTCAGGTGTGGTATCCGAGCACTATTGCCACGCTTTCGAGAGAGAGCAAGAAAAACATTTTAAATGCTTTAAAGGTGTCTGGTACTCCTTCTTTAGTTGATTTTAAACTACATGATTTTGGTTATAGGGGTGTATCGAGCCATGAGAGTGCAAGTTTAGGGACTGCTGCTCATTTAATAAACTTTAAAGGAACTGATACAATTGCAGGTATCTTAATGGCACAAGAGTATTATAATACAAAAGACATGGTTGGTCTTAGTATTCCTGCATCGGAACACAGTACAATTACAAGTTGGGGAAAGGATCATGAAGCAGACGCAATGGCAAATATGTTGGAGCAATATACAACTGGGTTAGTCGCATGTGTGTCTGATTCGTGGGATATTATGAATGCTTGTAAAAATATATGGGGAAAAGAATTAAAGGATAAGGTTCTTGCTAGGGACGGTGTTTTAGTAGTTAGACCGGATTCTGGTGATCCTGTTCAGACTGTATGTCAAGTAATTGGTTTACTTGGTGATTCATTTGGATTTCATACCAACGATAAAGGTTATAAGGTTTTAAACGATAAGGTTAGGGTGATTCAGGGTGATGGAATTAACTTTGAAATGATTCCTGAAATTTTAAACGCAATGAAAGCTAATAACTTTTCGGCTGATAATATTACTTTTGGATCTGGTGGTGGTTTGTTACAACAGGTAAATCGAGATACGCAACGTTTTGCATTTAAATGCAGTTCTGTAATTGTAGATGGCCAACGAAGAGATGTTTTTAAATGTCCAGTTACAGATCCAACTAAGAATTCAAAGAAAGGTAGACTTGCTTTAGTAAACGTAGATAATGAATATAGAACAGTTCCAGAGTATTGTTGTTCTGAGGGTCTTCATGGAAAAGAAAACTATAAAAATCTACTTGAAGTTGTATTTGAAAATGGTAAACTTGTTCGTGATATGACTTTTGAACAGGTTCGAAACAATGCAAATATATGAAAGTGGTTAACTTTCTGTTTATTTTTGTTATACTATTATTTAAATGAAAAGAAAATATAAAGCAATTTGGCGAACTATATTAAATTGTTATAAAATAACAAAGAAATATAAAAACAGAAACAGAAAAGGTGTTTGATATGCCAGAATATTATAATAAAGAAGTTAAATCAATTCCTACTAAAGAATATAAATCAACTTCTACTAAAGAACGTAAATCAGCTCCTATTAAAGAATATAAACAAACACGAAATGGTAAAGGTGATAAACCGAGAAAAGGTGCTAATTTGTTAAAGTTTCGAAAAAATTTTGATCAGATAAACTGGAAATCAAAAAAGATTAAATGAAAAGATGTTTTTGTGTGAGGTATTTATTAATAATTTTATTACTTTTTGTTACACAAGCTGTATATCCTGGAACAATTTCTTTATATGAAGAAAATGATTTTCTTGGAAAAGATGCGACTGGATCATCTACGGATGGGTATTATACTCAAGGGTTTCAAATTAAATATGAAGATGATGCTGATTGGGGAATTAAGTTAGCTCAACAAATTTATACACCAGAAAATAAAGACGACCCGAATCCGCAGTACAATGATCGTCCGTATGCGGGTTGGTTGCATGGAGAATTTTTTAAAAAGACATATAAAGAAAATTACGAAAATTATTATGAATTAGGTATTGGTATAGTGGGTCCAGCCTCATTAGCAGAAGAAACACAAACAGGTTTTCATAAATTAATGCATATGGAGCCTCCGATGGGTTGGGAGTGGCAACTTAATAACGAGCCTACTTTACAATTAGCATATTATAGGACATATTCAATATTTGTAAATAACTATATAGAATTTCGACCATATGGCGGGGCTAACTTTGGAAATGCTTTGGTAAACGTCGAATTGGGAAACATAATTCGAGTAGGGTATAATATACCTAAAAATTTTGATCCGGTTATAAGGTTGCTTCAAACTGATAAAACCTTTTGGGATAATGTATATGCTTATGGTTTTATTGGTGGTAAAGTATATGCTGTTGCTAGAAATATATTTTTAGATGGAAATACATTTAGTCATAATGTTGTTACTGTAGATAAAGAAAATATTGTTGGGGATGGACTTTTGGGGTTGTGTTTTGGAATATACGGATTTGAGGCAACAATGACTCATGTAGAAAGAACAAAGGAATTTACCACTCAGAGTAGGGATGAACGATTTGATTCTTTACAAATAGGTTATACTTTTTAAGTAAATGAATTAGAGTTGTTTTGGTAGAGTTATTGCAATTGGTTGTGGGGCTGGTTGACTAGTTAAAACCTCTTCTTTTGGTTCTGTAATATTTATAACTCTTTGTTCCTTAATCAATTTTTGTTCTATATCGTCTACAGATTCTACGGTTACATCAGTAGTAATACTTTTTTTTGATTTTTCTTTGTTATTTAATATTTCTTTAAAGATTTCCTCACGAGTGCTTACAATGTTAATTTGGGTATTACCAGAGTTTATATTAGATACACCTTTAATTTCTTTGGTTAAGTTTTGCTTCTTATTTTGAATATTTAATTTACTTAAGATTTCGAGGGTTCCATTGGTCGATTTTATCATAGAAGCATAGGCTTCAATCTCATTTGGGTCAATTGTTTGAGAAACGGCGTTTTTTAGGTCTGTAATAGTCTCAACACCGTCTTGGACGATTTGTTGTGCATTCTTAAGCACAAAATCGTTTAGATTGTCGTCAGTAAGGTTAGATGCTGGTTGAACAGAGATCGCCTGTTTTTGAGCTGGAATCGGCATGTTTAATGAAGGCTTAGGGCGTTCTAGTTTGATATCTTGGATTATCTTTTCAAGTTCTTCATCCATAGTTAGTACCTTTCAATAAAAAGTGTATCTTTTTAAGTATTTAATACAAAAACCTCAACAATTTGTTATAATATTACTATTATTAAATCTTTTTAATGAAAGGAACGAATTTTATGGATATTATTAAAGAAACACCTGAAAAATACTTAAAAATGAATATAGATTTTACTAAACCAGAGCGTGAGATGCTATTAAATTATGCAAAAGAGCATATTATTAATGATGATGAGGCATTAATTAATTATAGTTTTATTAAGTTATTACAGAGACATATTGAGGATGTAAAAGCTAATATTATTAAATTAAAGGAACTTAAAAATGAAAGGAAAGTGGAAAAAAGAGTTGGACGGAAAGCAAAAGTGGAAAAAAATGCCAAAAATAAGAAAAACATGGGGAGAAGTAGATCCGGTAACTCAAGTAATGCCTAATAAAAAGAAATATGATAGAAGGAGAGAAAAACAAGAATTTAAACAGAGTTTTAAAGAATATCTAGAAGGAGTTGAAGACAATGAGTGTTAAAGTAACTGTAGAAAATTATGGTACATATCAAATTGACGATGCTAATATTCCGGAGATTCTTCGGTGGTTAACAAATATACAGGCTGTTCAGATTAAAGAAAGCAATATTGTTAAAGAAGTTAAGAACCACGAATTTACTGGTAGAGAACTTGTTAATGGTTAAAGAAGTTAAGAACCATGAATTTACCGGTAGGGAACTTATTAATGTTTAAAGAAGTTAAGAACCATGAATTTACCGGTAGGGAACTTATTAATGTTTGTTTAGGTTGTTAACTACCTAACTATTAAAGATGTTGAGGTTCCCTTGCAGTAAAAACTATGAAAAATGGACGTGCGTTATATACGATTATTATGTAAAGTTGTGTTATAAAGAAAGGTTATAATACTTTAATTAGTTCACTTAGACGATCAATAAATTAGAACACCCTATGGTTGCTCATGGGCTAATAACCAAAGATATTAGAGTAGGGAAAATTTGGTGACGAATCGGAAATCCAAAATTAAAGTATAGTTTTTAAAATGAATATAGATATTCTAAGAAAAAGTAATCAAATTATTTTTGAGGCTATTGTTGGTTCTCATGCATATGGTCTTAACACTCCTGAATCTGATATTGATATACGGGGGTTGTATAAAGTTCCCTTAAGACAACGGCTATCCATTATTCCTTATCAGTATGAAGTTGGAGACGATAAACAAGATATTAAATTTTATGAATTAAAGAAGTTTATTGATTTAGCAAGGGACTGTAATCCTAATATTATAGATATATTGTTTTCTGAACCATCTAATATTACTTGTTGTACTTCAGATATGCAACAGTTACTAGATTATAAAAACTTATTTATTTCTAAAAAAGCTTATTGGACTTTTTCTGGATATGCTTTTGCTCAAATTAAAAAATGTAAAGGGCAAAATAAATGGGTGCATAATCCTCAACCAAAAGATCCACCGAGTAAAGAAGATTTTTGTTGGGTTATTCCTTTAAGTTCTTTATTTGTAAATAGAATAGACCTATTTAAAGGTTTTCGTATGGAAAAAATGCCAGCTAGACCTATTCCGTTAAATAGTATAATTAAATCGGGGGTATTAAGTGAGTTAAAGGATTATAACTGTGCGGGATTAGAACATGTTTCTAATGTTTACCGATTATATTATTATGGAAATCAAGCAAAGGGTGTTTTTCGTAATGGAATGTTAGTATGTGAGAGTATACCTATTGATGATGAGTGGAATAATTTTATTGGTTTATTAATTTATAACCAACATGAATATGAAAAAGCTCTTAATGAGTGGAAGCAATATTGGGAGTGGATAAAAAACAGAAATCCGAATAGATGGATTGCTCAAGAAAAACAGGAAATAGATTATGATACAAAAAATATGCAGCACTGTTTACGACTGTTGTTAAGTGGGGAATCAATTTTAAAAAATGGATATCCTATTATTAGGTTTGAAGGTGAACAGCAGAAATTCCTTCGTGATATTCGTAATGGAAAATATCTGTATGATGATATAATGAAAATGGTTGATGAAAAAATGAAAACATTAGAACAATTATATCAAACTTCATCTATAAATCATGGTGTAGATATTAATAAAATTGATGATTTATATTATAGTATTATTAAGGGGGGATAATGAGAAAGTTAACGGCAGAACATAAAAGAAAGATGGTTGAAGGAAGAACTAAAGCAACACAAACTAAAAAAACAAAAAAAGAAGTATTTATAGATGCAAAAAGAAAGAATTTTTTAAAACAAATTGAAGAGGATGCACCTGGAAGTAAGCCTTTATTTTTTAAGGCTTGGAAAGGTTCACTTCGAGCGGCTGTAAATGCTCATTGTTTAGAATGTACGTGGTTTGATAAAGAGCATATACATAATTGTACTTCTACAATATGCCCTCTTTGGTCTGTTCGTCCTTATCAAAGATTGAAGGGAAAGAAACACGACGACACTAAATAGTAAATTTTAATTATGCGTGTGTAGTTCAGTTGGTAGAATAGGTGGTTTCCAACCATTCGGTCGTCGGTTCGAGTCCGACCACACGCTCCATAGAAAGAAAAACAAATGACAGATTTTAATTCGCTTCTCGTAGAAAAATACAGACCAAAAACTCTTTCTGAAATTGTATTGTCGAAGCCCAATCGAGATTATTTTGAAAACATTGCAAATCTTAAAGAAATTCCACATTTATTACTGGTAGGTCAACAGGGAATTGGGAAAACATCGATTGCAAAGATCATAGTTAATGAATTATTAAATTGTCAATACCTTTATATTAATGCTTCTGATGAAAGTGGTATTGACACTATAAGAAATAAGGTTACTAATTTCGTTCAAACTAAGGCTATTGATGGTAAGTTAAAAGTTGTTTTATTAGACGAATGTTTAGATGAAAATGAAATTGTTTGGATATATCGAGATGGACAAAAACAAACAGTAAAAATTAAAGATTTAGATGAAAAAAATGATTTAGTATTATCATTTAATTTTAAGAAAAATCAAGTTGAATGGGTTCCTTTTTTCTTATTATATAAAGGTTATAGTGACAATTTATATGAAATTGAATTTGAAAATAATGAAAAAATTATTTGTACTGATGACCATAAATGGTATATAAAAAATCAAAATGGAAAAATAATTAAAATGAAACTCAAAGATATTATGAAAAACGGAATAACATCAATTATTTCTATAAAAAAGAATGGAATCTGACTGAATAATGATATAATCATAATTTAGGAATTAAAAAATTTCAAAAATATTGTAAAGAATGTGCTAAAAAATTTGTTTGGTTACATCATAAGCGCCCACCGGAATTGTGTCAAAAATTGTCTAATATTCTAAATGAACGAAAAAATACTAAAAAAGCAAAAGAAATTTATAAGAGGGTTGGTAAATTAAATTCAAGTGGATAAACGAAAAAAATATATTAAAATTTTTAAACGTTGATCTCTTAAAAAGCAATTCTGAATATTATAAACAGTTTCAAAAATTAGAAAAAGGAATAAAATATATTCAAAAGGAAGAAATTAATGATTTGTGAATTAAAAATTAAAAATATAAGAAAATTAAATATAAAACGAAAAATATATGATTTACACGTTTTAGGTAATCATAATTTTTTTATTGGAAAAAATAAAATATTAACGTCGAATTGTGATGGTATTACATCAATGGCTCAAGGTGCTCTTAGAAATTTAATGGAAGAGTATGCCTCTAATTGTCGATTTATTTTAACTGGTAATTATAGAAACAAAATTATAGATCCAATTAAATCACGTTGTCAAATGTTTGATCTGACACCAACTATCGAAGATTGTTTTGCTAGGTGTGTGCAAATTATTAAGCAGGAAAATATTAGAGTTGAAAATGGGCAAAAAGAACGCCTTTCAAATTTAATAAAGTCTGATTATCCAGATCTTCGTAAGATAATTAATGATATTCAAAAATATACTATTAATAGTGTATTAAATATACCAGAAAAATTGAATGTTGTTTCGTCGTTTGTTGATAAACTGCTTGACAAAGTTGTTAATAACGCTAACATATATGAAGTAAGAAAATATGTTATTGAAAATGAAATGCTCTTTTCAAATGATTATCATGGATTATTGAAAGAGTTGTTTGAATCAATATATAATAGAGAGTCATTATCAGTGGAAAGCAAAAAAAGGATGTTGTTAGAAGTCGCAAAGAGTATGTACGAACACCAATTTGTGTTAGACAAAGAAATTAATTGTTATGCTTGTTTAATTAAATTATTTGAAAGAAAGATATATAAGAATTAAAAAAAATAAAGAGAAAGAAAATATGAGATTAATTAAACCTAGTATTGTTATAGAATCAGAACTTCCTCAAGAAAATGATATTTTAAAGTTTATTGAAAAGATAGGAAGAGTGTGTTATAAATCAGAAGATAAAATAACCAAAGAATCATCTATTAAATTTATTGAAAATATTTTAAAACGAGGTCATGAAAGTGTTATCGAACATTATAATATCTCAGTTAGATTTATTTGTGATCGTGGAGTTTCACATGAAATGGTTAGACATAGGCTTTTTTCATTTAGTCAAGAAAGTACTAGGTACGTAAATTATAAAAATAAAGAAATGGAGTTTATTCTTCCTCCTTGGGTAAATGAAATTCCAGTTGGAGAATATATATGGAGGGTAAATAATCATGGTAATTATATACTGTCCAGATCTCCTAAAGAATATACAGCAAAAGTTCCAATTCAAGTTGTTTGGTTAAATTCATTATTAAGCTCTGAAAAGGATTATGATAATTTAATTGACTCCGGTTGGAAGCCACAAGAAGCTAGATCAGTATTGCCTAATGCTTTAAAGACAGAAATAATAATGACTGGTAATATTAGAGAGTGGAGACATGTTTTAAAGTTAAGAACTGGTAAAGCCGCTCATCCACAAATAAGAGAAGTGATGAATATGGTTTTAAAAGAATTTAAAGAAAAGGTTCCGGTGTTGTTTAATAACATTTAAGGAGAAGTTAAATGAAAAAATATAGATGTAATTTAGTTAAAGTTACTTCTTGTGAAATAGAAAACTTCTTAGTAGATTGTTATTTAGATCCAGAAATGGATTCTTCTTATTTTGAGTGGCCTATAAAAAACGAGTCGAAATGTCAATTAGTCGTGGGGTGTAAAGATAAAGTGTGGCCGGAAATCGTTGATGGGCTTTTGCATGAATTGGGTGAATCGCTTTTATATAATTTGAGGTTGGCCTATCATAATGATAATGCAGTTGATGTTGGTTCAGCCGGACGAACTTTTATATTAAATCATGATGAATTTAGTGAAATAATAACAAAACTTTCTAGTGTTTTTTGTGCCTTAGAAAAATATTATCTTAAGGAATTTAGAAAACAAAAAAATAAGGAAAGAAATGAAAAAAATAGAATTTTATCTAAAGAAACATTTGCTCGAAAATATCGGAAATAATGTAATAATGAATAAATGTCCATATTTTTGGGTATATTGTCAAATTGTTCTTTTAGGAACGCAAATTCCATTGGTTGCGATGGGGAGTTTTTGTAGTTTGATAATGGCTTTTCTTATAACTATATTTATCTTATTAACATATAGGCATATTAAGGACCAATCAGATATCTTTTGGGTATCAATAAAAAAACAAGATGATTATTGGAAAGCTGTGCGAAACATTGACGTTAGAGTAACACCTAAAAATAAAGACTTATAAATGAGTCATAAATTTTATGAATTAGGATATAGAAAAGAACGAAAGCAATGGATTAAATTTATGTATGAACCTGCTGATGATGGTAAACTTATTGCTCGACATCATTTTTTGTGTACAACACTAAAAATTTTATTAAAAAATAAAATTATAAAAGAACAAACTTATAGAACTCGTATGGATCTTGTTTGTGTATATGAGTTAAAAAGACTAAAAAGGAAATTAAATGGTGTTTATAAATATTCTGAAATATCAATTGAACATGTTATGTTGGGATTCATGCAGGGGTTTTTAAAAGATGATATGTTAAGTCTTAATAAGTTTCAAGAGCTTTTAAAGGAAAATCCTGAATATTTAATGTATGTTTAAAGAAAGGTAGTCGCCAGTTTAGCTCAGTTGGCAGAGCAGGGGTTTTGTAAACCTCAGGTCGTTGGTTCAAGTCCGACAACTGGCTCCATTATTTTGCTTCAGGTTTTAACAGTTTATCTTTATTTAAACCATCGTTTATATACACTTCAGCAATAACCTGAGCAGGACTAACAGACTCTTTGCTTTTAGGCTGGTCTTGTAATACAGGTTTTTCGAGATCTTTGTGAATTTGTTCTGTGTATATGTTATCCATGTCTTGAATTGGATCAATCGATTCTTTCATTTCTTTAGCTTTTTTCATTGCCGGAAGATGCCCACCACTAATTTTAGTATCATTATATGAAGGACTATTAGCTAATTTAGTGTTTGATTTAGGGTTAGGATCTGATTTAAGTTTGGTATCCACTTGTGAGCGCTGATATTTATGACTTGGACGAACTTCATTATCAGGAGTAACACGACGTTGAGAATCTGGGATCGGAGGAAGACCATTGCCGATTTCAACTACGTCTAAAACGTCTATGGGGACTGTAAAAATATTATAGAAACTGCCAGCCCCCCCTGCATATTCTTCATATATGTCTGCGAAGTGTCGTGTAGGCGATTCTAGACCGCCAACCTGTCCACTGTTAGCCGGTCTGTCTGCCTTAATTGTACTAATTCGGATATTATTTTTACTATTTGCTAATCCTTGTAGCATTTCCATAAATCTTGTTGGTTTGTCTTTAAAGTCAGGACATTTCATAAAGTCTTTACGGAGCTTAACAACATCACCCTGAAGAAATCCTGAGCTAGTATTTCTTGTGATGGTATTTTCAACTAATGTTTTAAATTTACTAGTAGCCATAATATTTCTCCAATTATTAATCTTTTTAAATATTTATCCTTTATTATGATTTAAATAGTAATTTTGTTACTTTTTTCCAAATTTTCTTCCCACCATAATGGTTGAAGATTTTGATATCTACAGCACATATATTGTTCACTTTCATCTACAATATAATTGTTAAAAAAATCTATTATCTTACGGTTACAGATGGTCTGAATATGAATCCAGACATAGGTAAGGCTATTTAATCCTAGAAACCCAACCATCTTTAGTGGTTGGGTAGTTCATCTTAAGGCAGCAAAAAAGCCCCAGATTTTAGTCTGAGGCTTTTTCAAGAGGCGGCTGTTACTTACCAACTGCAATAATTGCGGGTCTTCCATCGTCTTTCTGAACCATGCGGAATATTACTGTTAAAATATTAATGGCTACACCTAAGTAAACAGCTGTTTGACCAGTTACTTCAGGGGTTATACCAAAAACACCTGCTACGGCTATTAAAACACCCAAAACGTTAGCATACATAATCTTACTGGTGAAAAGTCCTTTCCAATCAATACTCATAATTTATCTCCTTTGTTGGTTTTTGTTCTTTTAAGTATTTACCTTTTCGATAATGGTTTCTTTAACTTCTATGACTGGTTTTGCTTGTTTATCAGGTATTTTTGATATTAAAAATAAGGCTATTTTAATTAACAATTCATTACTTCCACTGGTTACATATAAGAATATTCCAAGTAATATTGCCCATTCTGGTGTAAAAATGTTAATATTTGAACCATATCCAATAGCTTGCATGACTAAATTAAATAAACAACCAGCAATAATAGCCCCTCCAGATATCATTGAGAGCGGATAAAGCCAACGTGGTGCGGAAGCACTGGTTAACATCTTCTCTCTTAACCATAATTCAGCCTGTTTAAGGTTAAAATCTAATTGATTAACTGCCATTTCATATTGTTGACGCAATTCGGCTAGTTTAGTTTCATCGGGATGTCCACGACCAATTAAATCAATAATTCCCGTTCCAAGGCTTTTAACTAGATCTATACCAGCAGAAACAGCTGTAATTATACCAATGTCCATAATAATTTCCTTCCTTTTTAAGTATTTACCTTCAGTCCAGATAGATAAATATTTAAAAATACAAGATTGTAAGGTAAAATATGGGATCTTTGAATTTCGTACAGTATAAAAACGCTCAAACTAATGAATTAGGTCATTATTATACAGATCTTCATCTCGATTTTACAGATCATGTTATTGTAAATGCAGATGGAACAACTGGAAGAGATATAGACATTGATGTGGATGATGGGGCTATAGCTAATTCAATAATTAATATAATGTTAACCCATCCTGGTGAACGTTTTTTGGTTCCCACGTTTGGTTGTAATTTATATGAGTATTTGTTTGAGTCAGTAAGTACGATTATAGCTAAACAAATTGGTGAACGAATTAAAAACGCTATTGAAGATTTTGAACCTAGAGTTACAGTAAATAATGTATTGGTTTATGCAGTTACGGATACTCAGGAATACGTAATTGATTTATCAATAGGTGTTCCATATCTTAGTAGGAATTTTAGTTTAGTTCAAAAACTTAAGACTCTTGATCAGCATAGCTTTTAATTAAAAGGATATTATTATGGCAATCGACACTCCAATTAAAAATGACAATTATCTTTCAATAAGCTCTTTGACACTTAAGCAATTTATTAAAGATAAAATGAATCAGGCTGGAGTGTTTAAGGACGCAAATTATGAGGGGTCTAATATTTCTGCATTTATTGATGTATTTTGCTACACAATTGATGAACTTTTATATTATTTAAATAAAACTTCATCTGAGACAACTTGGGGTGATGCTTCTGTTTATGAGAATGTAAACCGTCTATCAAAATTGTTAGGATATTCTCCAATAGGTAAGCAAACTTCGATCTTACCATTTGTTATGGCGGGTTCATCATCGTTATCAATTGGCTTATATACGATTCCGAAATATAGTTTCATAACATTGGGGAATGCAACTTACTCGTTTAATGAGAATATTACATTTTCAAAAACTATTAATGGTGACGAAACATTTACAGACTTATCGAATAATAAATTGTTTTATGAAGGCAAATATATTGAGTATCCATTATATACGGCTATCGGTCAAGATTTCGAAATACTATATTTAACTCCAGGAGAAAATGTTAAAATTGACCACTTTAATGTTGATGTTTATGTTGAACAAAACGGTGTGTGGTCTCAATGGGATCGAACGCCTTCATTATACTTAAATACGGCAACGGATAAGGTTTTTGAAATTCGATTTAATGAAAATAAAAATTATGAGATTAAGTTTGGTGATAATATCAATGGAGTAAAGTTAAATGCTAGTGACTCTGTTGCTATTTATTACTTGCGGTCCGACGGATCAGGCACAGAAGTTGGTGTAGGAGCTTTACAAGGACAATCGTTAACAAAGTATAGCACTCCACAATTTAATACTATTTTTAATGCAATTATTGAACCTGAGACGAATTTACTATCAGATAGTTTATATAATACATTAACATTTGATAATACACGAATTTCAACTTATTTTTCAAATGAAGAGTCTGTTGATGATATTAATGTTAATGCACCCAAAACATTTAGAAGTCAGTATAGATTAGTAACGCAAAGTGACTATGAAACATATATTAAGACTAATTTTTCTAATATGATACACGACTTAAAGGTGTTTAATAATTGGGACTATATTAGTAATATAATGAAGTACTATTATGATTTAGGAATTGCAAGCCCTTCAAATGCTGCTAATATACTTTATAATCAGGTGCAATATTCTGATGCCTGTAACTTTAATAATGTATATATTGTTGCTGTACCAACTAAAACCACTTTAGGGGTTACAGAATTGGTATATCTTTCTCCTGCTCAGAAAGAGTTAATAATGAATACAATTTTTGATCAAAAGACTTTAACGTCTGAACTTCTTATTATTGATCCGGTATATATGACGGTTGGGTTGTGTATTGAAAACTCAGACGTTACTGGGGCCTCAATTGAAGATGGTATAGGAAAAACAGAATTAGCTATTGTTAAAGATGAGTATAGTCGAAGAGATAATAATGCTATTAAAAATGATATTAATAATATTGTTGTTGATTACTTTTTAAGAACAGATTGTTCTTTAGGACAAACAATTGATATTGATGTCATGACCGCCCGTATATTGAGTGTAGTCGGAGTAAAAACTTTTTATACAAGACGAACTGATAATAATAATATAAAATATGAAGGATTATCATTTGTGTTATGGAATAGTATATATGCTTCTTTAGATAAAAAAATAATTTCGGCTAATGTAAATCTTAAGAATTTTCAGTTTCCGTTCTTATATAATCCTTTAACGTTTCTAAATCAAGTTAGTGTAATAAGTAATATAACAATTTACGAAAATATTGAATACTAATACATGAATACTGTTCTTAAATTTGGATCAAGACCACCGCCAGCGGAAGAAACCTTTGCAAGTCCTCTTCCGTTTATAATTTATTTGTCTGCTGGTGATGCAGATTATTTGTCTCGTGTACCTGAATATGACGATTATGAAGCATCTATGCCTGGACATCTAATTAACCTTTATTCAAAGAACTCAAATTCAAGCCCCTGGCAAGAAACTCGAAATCGCTGGTCTGTTCTGGTTCCGCAGTGGCATTTTACGGATTTATCAGGTAACAAAATCAATTATTTAACAACGTCAGATACTCCGGTTTATGATACAAGTAGTAATTTTATTGGTGTAACTGGTTTTGGACAATTTTACTATGTAGATGATACGGCAACCACTCAAGATCAATATGTTTTATTAATAGCTACGTTAATGACTTCCGCATATGAGTTGTCTGCTGATAACGCTAAACAGTATGAACCTTCTTATGCTAATTCTCGGGCTGTTGCTTTTATGGATTATACAATCAATGCTCAGACTCCAGCAATATTAAAAATAACTCGAAACTCTTTAAGTGGGGAAGATGGGTATATAACATCCCCAAAATGGGTAGATACACACGCAAGACATATTATAACTGTTCATGGAAATTTGTTTGATGATGCGGTATGTACCGATTCTTATTATGCTAATTTAACTCCATTAATTTTTAGTTACCCAGAAACAAATACTATTGGACTTAAATATCCAGTTGAAAGATATGTCTGGCCTTTAGATGGTAATTCATATATTCCAGTAACTCATACTTCTACCCAAACTTGGATACCAACTTCAGTAACGTTTACTGCGGAGAACCAATATGAAATTAGTCAACGAGGATTTGTTATTTCAGATGTTATTCCAGACTCAAACGTTGATGACATTCCATTTTCAGTTGCTCAAGATGCAGTAAGCTCAATTGCTGGAACGGATCAAGCAAAATATATGAATTATATTGGTGGATCTGTCCCAGTAACAATATCATTTTCAGCAGACCAGATGGACTATACAGTTTCATCGTGGAAGTGGGATTTTAATTTTAACTCTACGACGGATGGCAGTTCAGCTTATGAATATATTTCTCATACCTTTAGTGATTATATTACTGCTTCTGATACTTATAGTATAAGTGTTACTGGTTGGCCTTCTGCTGGAGCAGGCACAAGTTCATTATTGGTTTCGTGTTTTGACTTATCTTTTTATACAGATTTAACAGGGTATGGTGCCCGACTTGTAGCAGCAGTATCAGCTGAATATGAATTGGTGTGGAGAGATACACCATTTGTATGGGTGTCAAATCCAAACAACAAAACAATTAATCGAATTTATTATCCAGGATATACATTGGAATCTTATCCGTTGTTTCCACCGAGTTTATCTTCTTCTCCGTTATCAGCTATATCATTTACTTTAATACCTTCTGCTGAAGTGTCAATATATGATACACCTTATATAGGGGATGATGGATCGTGGAAGGATTATTATTCTGGTATCATGGATCTAAGTGGTTTTGGTGGTATATTTGGAATCGCGGTTAATAAATGTTATGATGTATGGGCAGTAGACCCAGAACAAGATTATTTACTTAAATTTAAAGTTGATGGGACTGTAGTATCAAAAACTAGAATTGAACCTTCTGGGTGTAGTCCAATGGGAATAGCATTAGATAGTGAAAGTAATTTTTGGGTCACTTTACATGGTGCAGTTTCAACAATAAAGTTTGATTATAATGGAAACTTTTTAAATGTTGTAGCTGTTCCTTCAGACTATGTGGCCTCAGAAGATATTACAGATGATATTAAATATCGTCCAGTGGGCGTGGATACAGATACGACTAATAACATTTGGGTAGCCTATGAGAACTATCCAGGAAGTTCATTAATTAAATATGATACAAATGGAGTTCAATTGTTGTCTTGTATGTTACCTTTATGCGCTCAACCACAAGATGTAATAGTAGATCCTATTAGACAAGCCTGTTGGGTAACAAATTCATATGAAATGATATCCTCAGTTGATGCTTGGGATTATTGGCGCAATGATTTAGTTCTTCCAGGTACAATTCAGTTATGGAGTTCTGGTGGTTCATTGCTAAGTTCATTTGGTGGATTTGATCATCCTGATTATATTACTTTAGATAGAAATTTAGGGGTGTGGTTTACATATGGGTATCATAGTATAGGACACATTACGTCTGGTGGATCTATAACAACTTATATAGTTTCAGCTACAGAATTTGCATCTTATTTAAGTGGAGATTTTTATTCTGATTTCTCTACTTTTCCAATGGAGTATAACGAAACATTAGGTGGTATTGCTTGCGATGCAAAAAATAGAATATGGATTATTAATTCATTAGAAAATAGGGTGTATGTTGTGTCTGCTGATACAATAACTTATGAACAAAGTGCATATACATCATTTAAAATTAGGCCGGATAACAATTTGGCTTTCTTTAATGAATCACATGTATCTGAAAGTAATGAATGGTTTAAATCTGCTCAAGCATTTGGAGATTGGACTGGTTATAGATGGTTACAAAAATACTATCCATACTATCCGCATACAACAACTTATTCTTATATATCAGGCATGAGTAATGAGTTTTTAGTTAAAAGATTTGCCGATGAATATGATATAAGAAAACAAAATGATAGTTGGAGCCCTATCACAACATATCAAGATTATATGCTACCACAGCACTTAAAGGATAATCCTCAGATTTTTAACTTGTATTTAAATGCTATGGCCGGTAATGCAAGTTTATCTGCTGATTCTATACTAAGACATTCATATGAAAAAATTGCTAATTTTATGCCGAATCATTTGGATATTGATGCTTGTGAAGTAGCTCAGTTATATGCAGTTTCAAAGGAATTAAATGTTCCTATTGACGATTATAATTTTAGTTTTCCATCGTCTATTAGAGCTTATATGAATTTGTTTTCAATTACTCATAATAAACTTTGGGGTGCTCGTTGTAACTGTAATCAAAATATAGATCCAAATAAAAAAGCGGAATGTCCATGGTGTGGGCATAATCATACAAATATTGGAAACTTTTTAACAGCTGAGTTGGTTGGTGGTGAGTATTTTATTCAAAAAGATAAATCAAATAATGTATATGAGTTGAGTTCAATACCGATGGGTACAACATTTTCACAAGTTCAAAACGATTCTTATTTGTATTTTGATTATATACCTACAGTATGCGGTGAACAGGTAGAAGGTGTAATTAATTGGGAATCAGATTATACGACTTTAGATGAGTCCGTTTCATCAATAGAATCTTGGTATGGAGACGCAGGAACAGTTGAAGAAATTTTAAACCATGATTTACGTCTAAATATTTTTGGTGGGTTAAGTTATTAAAGAAGAATAAATATGAGTAGCACAATTTCCAGATTTACAAATCCGCAAGACAATACAGTTGAATATACATCTAGGGAAGATTATATTGATAGTGTTATAGCTGGTATTTCGGCTGAAAATATTCCAGGCGATGCCGTTAACCCGTACTCTTATGCTGCTTGGAGAAAAAGACATATTAATTTGAGTCCAGCAATTGAATATCAACAATATTTACAATACCTAAATGACTGGTATAATAACAATTACTCAACCGTATTAGCCGCTAATAAACTCCGCTCAGATTATATTAATTTATTGAAAGAACTAAATATCAGATTTCATATTAGTGAAACTTCATCAAAGGGTTGGACGGAAGAAATAGATTTTGATAATGATATGGATATTGATGAAGCTATTCCTGTTTTTTCTCAAAAACTTAAAGAGATTTGTATATATTTAGTTAGTAAACGAGAAGCTATTAAACGTGCAAAGTTAAAGTATAATATGGCGGGATCAAATAACGCCATTGAAAAATTGTTTTACGAATACTTACTAAAAGCATTTACTCAACGGGAATATACTTTGAATGTTCCTGACAGTACGGCATGGAATACTTTTCCAGAATTATCAGCTGTTAATAGTAACTTTTCTATTAATATTGAAGAGCTATACGATGATACTTCGTATTTTGATCACAGTCCTTCTATGCCAGTTTCAACTTATTTTGATGTAAGCGGAATAGATAACATTGCATTCTATGAAGGAACATTAGGAATTCCACAATCAGCGTTTGAATGGATGTTTGGAACTGGAACAAATAGTCTTTGTTCGGACAACCCATTATTGTGGACAATTATGGATACGCTATGCGCTTATGGTGTATCTGGTGAAGGTGTTTTACCAACTTCAGCGTTCGATTTAGATAGCATGACGTTGATTGATAATATTAGAATTAATTTAGCGGAAAAATATTTAGGAGAGAATCAATACATTCTTTCCGGTGGATACTTTAAACTATGGTCAAAAGAATTCCAGTACCCTCTTGACAGTCAGAATAATTGGTTTTATTGGCCTAGTGGGGAAACACTAGAGGAATCTAAAGTATATCCATATACAACTATTGATTCTATATATCTATCTGCAACAAATCTTATTTCAAACGGTGCTGTTGGTTCAGATGATTATAAAACTTCTGATAGAATTTTTGTAACAACTAATGATGGAATTACCGGAGCTTGGCTTAAAAAGTCAACAGAAAAAACCGCATCACAAACAATGTCTTGTTATTTGATGAAAGATACAAAGACAAGTTTTAAGTTTCCATTTCCTGGTATAGGATTATCGGGAGAAGGGTTACAGTGGACAGGCCCACAAATTTCCAATTTATTTGAAAACACAGTTTACTTACCTGAGGATTTAAATAATACATTAAAGACCGCTTATTGGGCAAATACTGAAGTGGTTTCCGCTATTGATCCATTATATATTCAAAATACAAATTTAATTTACTGTAGTGCATATCCGGCAACTGGCTATGATGCTGCTGATAAGATGACTGTAAGAATTACACCAAATTTAGACAGTATTCATGATTCATCTCCAGGTTCTGTATATACTGGTGATGTCAGGGAATTTTGGTTTTATAAAATGCAGCAAACAGATATTCCTATTAAAACCAACCAAAATTATATATACTGGCCATTGGGACGATATGAAACAGATAAAACAATTAGTTATAATTTAACTTCTAGCTTTTGTAACACTGTAGCTGTTTCTGATTTAGAAGTTCCTCAAGGAAGAGCTGGATATGGTTTATTTGATTCAGATATTATTTATAAACTGGATGGTTTTAATGGAAATGCTGTTGAATGTGCGTTTCTTTCTGGCCATACGCTTACAAATTATCAAGGCACAACTTATACGGCAAATACTACGGGCATTATTCAACCAAGTCTTTCAATGTTGTGTTTACCAGGAGAACCCTCAACATTCTTTTGGACAGATCCGGTTTCAGCCTTAAGCAGTGCTGATTTTAAGATTAAACATTATGAACACCAAATTGATTGTCCATATGCTAAACTTCTATATGAAAATAAATTAGTTTCTTTATATGAAGAACGTCCAGTACAAGGAACTAGTAATACAAACTATAGCCAATGGAAATCGTGTAATTGTGGGGCCGTTTTGTACTCTCCATTAGGACATGTTGGAAGATACTTTGATGAT